TATTGTTGATTTTACCGACGAAGTCTTCACTGACGTAACTATTTCTGCAGATGGTTGTATCATTTATAATACAGCAAACAGTAACTCTGCGATTGCTGTTATTGATTTTGGTGGTACTGTTTCTGCTACTGCAGGTGATTTAACAATTGAATTTCCCGCTGCTGACGCAAGTAACGCTGTAATACGTATTGCTTAAGGAGTAGGCTGTGGCGATCATAGCACAGTCAGCACGATACGGTTCAGGTCTATACGGAACATCTGAATATGGCGTAGTCAACCTTACCGCTAGTATTAGTGGTGTTTCTGCTACAGGTACGATTGCTCCTGTAGTTGCAGGTGGCTTCGAGATTGATATTAGTGAAGTTATATCTGCAGGTGTTAGTGCTACAGGTTCAGTAGGAACTTTAAATGTATTTATTAAAGTTTCTGTTGTAGGTGTTTCAGCTACAGGCACGATAGGTATTCCTACTTTAACAGGAATAGCGAATATAACTCTTACAGGAGTAAGTGCTACAGGTTCTGTAAACACTGTAGAAGAAAAGCCTACAGAAGCATTAGATAGTGTAAGTGCTACAGGTTCTGTAAGCAATGTAACTGTTAGCATTATAGAAAAATTAGGAAGTGTATCTGCAACAGGTACGATCAATATTGTAGTTGTTAACCTTTCAGAAAAATTAACTAGTGTATTTGCAACAGGTAGCGTAGGTGTATTAGAGCATAGTAATACTATAACACTTGTAGGGGTACAGGGTACAAGTTTTGTAAATACAGTAGAGGAAAAGCTTACTGAAAAATTAGCTAGTGTTGTTGGAACATTCTCAATAGGCACACTAACAGCAACAGGTGTAATTACTGTATTTACTCCGTCAGCTTTTGACAGAAGACACGTTGTTACTGTTCTACCTAAACAAACAAGTTCGCAAAGAGTTGTAAATATTGTGACAGAGCAAATGAGTCCACACAGAATTGTTACTGTTCTACCGTCACAAACAACTTCTCAAAGAAGAAAGGCAGCCTAATGTCGCTTAAATGGCCCGATAAAGATCCTGATGAGCAATTGGACTACTCTATTGATTGGGGTCCTGCTTTAGATACAGATACCATCTCATCATTAGTATGGAAAATCTACGATGCAGATGGGGTACTACAGACTTGGTCAGATAGCCAAATTGTAAATGGCTTGCAACTTGTTAGTCGTACCAACACAGATACCGTTGCCACAATATACTTAGGAAGTGGCACTGCTTTTACAACGTATAAAATAGTGTGTCGTATGACTGCTAGTGACGCAACTATTCGTGAACAAGAAGTTCGCATAAGAGTCGTGGAGAAAAACTAATGGCTTATAACTATCTTTCTCTAACAAATGAAATCTGCAGACGACTTAATGAGACAGAATTAACATCAAGTAACTTTGCAACAGCAACGGGTTTTTATGCTCAAGTAAAGGATGCGATTAATTCTGCAATTCGTGACATCAATCAAAAACATTTTAGCTGGCCCTTCAATCACAACACAGATGACATAACTCTTACTGCAGGCGAGCTAAGATATCCTTTACCAGAAAATGCAAAATACACAGACTTCGATACTGTTCGTATCTTACGTAATGCTTCACTAGATCTCAACGAAGCACGAAGACTCAAGCAGATGAGCTACGATGAGTATGTAGACAGATTCATAGACCAAGAAGGTGAAACTGATGCTACAAAAGGAACAGTGCCTGAGTACATTGTACGTTCCCAAGACGGTGATATTATTGTAGCACCAATGCCAAACAAAGCCTACACAATTGAATATGAATTTTTTATGTTTCCTGCAGATTTAGAAACATATGATGACGTACCAACTATACCTTTCCGTTTTAAACATGTTATTGTTGATGGTGCAATGTATCATTCGTACATGTTTAGAGATAATCTTGAGTCGGCTACCATCTCTGCTCGTAAGTTTGAAGATGGATTGAAGCAAATGAGAACTTTGCTTGTTAATGAAAATGTATATGCAAGGGCTGTTTAATGCCTGATAGGTGGCAAACACATTCATTTGAGTTTAAAGGTGGTTTGATAACCAACCTTTCTCCGTATCAGCAGGGATTTCAAGCTCCCGGATCGGCGAGAATACTACGTAACTTTGAACCATCTATCTTTGGTGGTTACAGGAGAGTAGAAGGATTCTCTAAGTTTGATACAAACGCTGTAACGAATACGGGTGTTATAAGAGGTATACACCGTTATAGTAACGAAGTGTATGCCGTACGAGGAGATGACCTATTCAAGTCTAGTGGTTCAGGATGGACACAAGTAAGTGACAACGCAACCTACAGTAGTGGGGGTGTTACAGTTGGTGGCACAGGTAAAGTACGATTTCTGAAGTACGACTTTGATGGTACAGAGAAACTTATGCTTGTCGATGGCACAGGTAAGCCTTACCGATTTGATGGAACTACGTTTGAACAACTAACTTCATTGCCCTCTGACACATCAGGTTCTAAGTTTGCAGTTAACTTTAAGAACCACATTTTTCTCGGAAATGGCAAAAACCTTGTTTTTTCTGCTCCTTATGCAGATACGGACTTTACAAGTGCGAGTGGTGGTGGTATAATAAACGTAGCGGATGCGATTACAGGGTTAATTGTTTTTCGTGATCAACTCATTGTATTTAGTGAAAACAGTATCAACGTAATTGCAGGAAGTAGTGTAGGTGATTTTCAACTAAAACCAGTTTCTCGTGATTTAGGTTGTATTGCTGAAGATACTATACAAGAGATTGGTGGAGATGTTATATTTTTAGGACCTGATGGTTTAAGACTTTTTTCTGCTACTGATAGATTTGGTGATTTTAGTCTTGCTACCGTATCGAAGCCAGTACAAGATGAAATACTAGATTTGATTACGAGTAGTCCAAATGGTTTTTCTAGTACAGTTATTCGTGAGAAAAGTCAATACAGATTATTTGGTTACAACACTGGTTACACCAATGCTTCGGCTAAAGGGATTGCGGCCACACAATTACAAGAGGGTATATCGTTCAATGATTTACGTGGGGTAAATGCTTACGTTGTACACAGTGAATATGTAGATCGTACTGAACTTATCTATTTTGGTGCAAGTGACGGCTACATCTACAGAATGGAAGATGGTAATAGCTTTGATGGAGAGAAGATACAAGGTACATTTGCTACCCCTTATATACCATTGGGTGACCCTACTATCCGTAAAACAATATACAAGGGTATAACATATTTAGATGTAAACGGAGAGGTAGACATAAGATACTCTCTTAAATTTGATTTTGATCAACAGAATGTTATTCAACCAGATTCACTACTTTTTTCAAACCTTGCAGCTTCATCAATTTCGTATGGTGCAGGGATTTATGGAACATCCTCTTATGGGGGTAAACAAAAGGCAATTTACGAATTGCAAACAATAGGTTCAGGTTTTACAGTGTCTATTTTATATGAAACTATAGGGGATACCATAGACGCTGTATTTACTATTGATGCTGCAACTCTGCAGTATTCCACTAACGCTAGGAGATAAGAAATGGGAACAGGCTACACAAGGAATGATACGCCTAATAATATAGCTGACGGTAACGTGATCAATGCGTCAGACCTTGATGGAGAGTTTGATGCGGTACAAGCTGCGTTTAACGGTTCAACTGGACACTCACATGATGGTACGACAGGTGAAGGGCCGCAGATAGATACAGCAGGTCTAGCCGATGATGCAGTCACAAGTGCTAAACTTGACACAAACATACAAATAGCAGGTACTCTTGGTGTTACAGGTGAGACTACTCTAACGACACACCTTAACATGGGTGACAATGATATCATTAAGTTAGGTGACAGTGCTGACTTACAGATTTATCATAGTGGAGCAGGTAGTTATATTGATGACACAGGCACAGGCAACTTGTTCATTCGTGCAAATGACTTGCGTCTACAAAAATATACAGGTGAGTTTTACTTAAAAGGTAACTCAGATGGTAATGTTGAGCTATACTACGACAATGCCCTTAAACTAGCCACCACCGCAACAGGCATTGACGTAACAGGTACAGCTACTATGGATGGGCTGACTGTTGATGGTGATATTACTCTTAATGACAATAGCCCAACAATAATATTTGACGATGCTAATGGTGTTGACCAAAACTTTACTTTTGCAGTCAATGGTGGCACAGCGAATATCCAATCAAGAACTGATGCAGGTGTAAATACAACTAGATTAACAGTATCATCAAATGGAAATGTTGACTTTAAAGGTGGAGACATCAGCTTCTACGACAGCACAGGCGTGGCGCAAGGTTTCTTCTGGGATGCCTCAACGCAGAATTTAGGCGTAGGCGTTACAAGCCCCTCTACAACTTTACACGTCAAAGGCGGCACTAACGAAAATGTAATGATTGTGGATGCCACAGGCACTGCGGCAAATTACATCTTTGATGTGCGTGATGACGGCACTTCTAAATTTAGGGTTGACCCTAGCGGCAATGTAGGTATTGGTGCTAGTAGTCCAACAGAGCTACTTGAGGTTCATGGAGATACTCCAAGAATCAAATTAAGAGATACAAGTGCATATTCAGCAGGTACAGGACCTGAAATATCATTTCAAGGAAATGACAATACAGAAACCATAAAAGAATTTGGTTCAATACGGGGAATATCAAGGTCAAGTAATAATGGTGAATTAGCATTTTATACTAGATTAAGTGGTAGTGTAGAAGAACGTGTTCGTATTGACCAAAATGGCAATGTTGGTATTGGTACTGATAGTCCTGCATCAAAATTAACGATTGACTTCGGCAATAGCACTACTTTTAACGGTTCTGCAACAGATGGGCAAGAAAGTAGCACTGCTACAATTCAAGTTGCTAACGGCAACGGCACTGCCAATTCATTTGCACAGCTTCTATTTAGGCATACCAACGCTTCAGATAACAGTCTTTCCAGAATTGTAAGTCTTAATGCTGGTACAAGTAGTCAATTGGCTTTTGTTACAGAAAGCTCAGGAACACCTTCAGAAGCAATGCGTATAGACAGCAGTGGCAGGTTGTTGGTTGGTACTACTGCAAATTCTCCTTCAGATACTGCTGGTATTAATTTGGATGGAAGTATTGATAAAATACACGTAACAAGAAGTGGAGGTTCTGTTGCTTATTTTAATCGCTTAACTAGTGATGGAAGTATTGTTGATTTTGTAAAAGACGGAACTACTGTGGGAACTATTGGTGTTTCTTCTTCAGGAACTGATTTATACATTGGTAATGATGATGTTGGGTTGCGTTTTTCTAATGGTGCAAACACTTTAACTCCATATAACACAACAACACAAGCTGATTCAAATGGTGGCTTTGATTTAGGTTATTCATTAGGTCGCTTCAAAGACCTCTACCT